TAAGAACACTCAGCGAACAAGGCCTACTCAACAAGGTGATTGAACAGCTAGCCTTGTTGCCAGCCAGTGCTCAGAAGACTGCCATTCAAGGCGAACTGCTGGGCAAGGCATTCCGTAATGTGGTTATTGATCCTGAGTTTGTGGCCAACCTCCGAGCAGGTGAAGGTGCCGCAGGAGAAATGGCAGAACAAATTGCACGAGCCGCAAGACTCAATGATCAATTTGAAGCCAGCATGTTCAAACTCAAACTGGCATTTCTAACAGCATTTGGACCTATCATTGATGGCATATCAAATGTGGCAGCCATGTTGGCAAAGTTTCCAGCATTGATTCAACTGGTTAGTATTGCATTGTTGGCCATTCCTGGTGTGGCAGTGGGTCGTGCTCTTGTTAGTGGTCTAAGTTTTGCTGTGAAAGGATTCAATGTCCTAAAAAATGCAATCTTTGGTGCAAAAGCAGCCAAAGATGCATTGTCTATGTCTGGTGGCCTGGCAGGCGGTGCAAGAACTGCTGCTGGTAAGAATGTTAGAGACGTAGGCAGTTTTGTCGGTGCCGCAGCACCTATAGGAATTGGTCTTGGTATTGCTGGTGCAACTGCAATTGGTGGCGGGTCAGACAAGGCCAGTGAAGCAGCCGCGTTGGCCGCAGGCAAAGAAGCAGCCGCACAAAGAGAAGTTACCAGTGCCCTGGCAGGCAAACGTGCTGAACTTAGTCAGGTTCTAACTGCCTATCTCAAGACCAATCAAGCACAGATTGACAGTTTGAATCTTGATTCAAGACTCATAGGCACATCGAAAGAATTTGCAGATGCTGAACGTGCCAGAGCAGAAGTTCTTAAACGCAGTCAGGATGAAATAGACAAACTCACAGCCCTGAAGGCTCAGATGAGTGAGACTGATAAAAAACTTGGCCTAGGCAAAGTCTATGATGAACAAATTGCCAAGATAAAGAGTGTGATGGGTGCCGAAATAGATCGTGCGGCACGAGCAACTGAAAACAACAACCGTCTGCTTACGCTGGAAAAGGCTCGTCAGTTTGCAATCTCACAAGAGATCAGTCTCAACCAACAACTGGCCACTCTGCAAGACAGCATTGCCACACAGTTGTTGCCTGAAATTGAAAAACGTTATTATGCCATTGGTGCCGCTGCCAAGGCCGCAGCCGCTAGTGAAGTAGCCGCTGAAGAACAACGTTTAGGTCGCAAACTCAACACAGCCGAAGTAGAAAACTACTACAAGATGGCAGCCGCTGGTGCTGACAAACTAAAACAAAAACAACTGGAACTGTTGCAAGTAGAAAGCAAACGCAGTCTTGTGTTGTTTGGCATCAAGGCACAGATCGACAACGAAAACAAACTGTTGAGTATTCAAGATGAAATGGCCAAACTGACCTTGCCAGCCATAGAACAAAAATATTATGACATATCAGCTGCCGCAAGAGATTCAGCCAAGGCTGCTATCGAAGCAGAAGAAGCAAGAATTGGTCGACGTCTTGATCCAGCAGAAGCCCGAGCCTACTATGATGCAGCCAGCAAAGGCAGTGAACGCCTGGCCAAGCAGACCAAAAGTTTGTATGATCAGTCAAGAACATTTTCTACAGGTTGGAAGAAAGCATTCAACGAATACAAAGATGCTGCCACAAATTCAGCAGCCGCAGCTGCCAGAGTGTTTGACAAGTTCACAAGTGGCCTGGAAGATGCAATTGTAAACTTTGCCAAGACAGGCAAGTTTGAATTCCAAAACTTTGTGGCTGACATGGCAGAAGAATTGCTACGCAGCCAAATCAAACAGACCATTGCTGGCCTAGGCGACAGTCTTGGTCTTGGCAGCCTGTTTGGTGGATCGGGTGGAGGTGCCGCAGGAGACACTCCTAGCAATCCAAGTTATACCTACATTGTGAATGGCGGCGACGTGGGTGGCATTGTGGGCAGCATGGCTGGTGGCGGTGGATTGGGCAGCATATTTGGTAGCAGTTCCAAAGCACCCTCAACTGCCAGTGGCGGCGGCATTGGTGGCATGATAGGCAGCATTGGTTCTGGCATCAGCAGTGTGTTTGGTGGTATCTCGGACGCAGTTGGTAGCATATTCAGTGGAGGCGGAGGCGATTCTGGTGGCGGCTTCTTTAGCGGCATCAGTGACTTGTTCTCAGGATTCTTTGCCAATGGTGGCAACATACCACAAGGTAGATTTGGCATTGCTGGTGAAGCAGGTCCAGAATTCATTGGTGGCCCAGCCTCAGTAACACCCATGTCAGGCACCAACGTGACCTACAACATTCAAGCAGTTGATGCTGCCAGTTTCCAAGCACTTGTTGCACGTGACCCAGCTTTTATTCACGCAGTAGCACAAGCAGGTGCAAGAACTATTCCTGCAAGAAGGTAACATTATATGACAACAGCATTTCAATATGTGTTTGACAAGGCAGAATCAATTGGATTCAATCGCAGAGCAGTCACAGCACAAACAATCTCAAGAGACAACACAGTGAGAACAGTAAGCCGTGGCGGACAGATATGGCGTTTTGATGTCAAACTTCCAGATGGTATTAGATGGAGCGATGCAAGACCCTATATCGAAGCCATAGACAATGCCGACAGATACACCATTGGCACAGTGCAGTTAAACAATGCCGGCTACAATTCGTGGATGATACCTTATCGTGGCAATTCAGCAAATTACACTGGATTTCAAGCATCCTGGACACAAGGTGCCACAGCCATAACATTGACCACAAGCCCAACTACCACAAGCGGTTACAAGTTCCGTGTGGGTGATATCATTCAACTGGGCACAGGCAGTGTTTACAGTGTTAGTGCCGATGTGGCTTTCAACTCAAACACAGTGAATGTGAACAGAGCCATACTAGATGCCACTGGCTCTGGTGCCCTAAGCGTGGCTGAAAATGTGACCTGGAGTGTGGTCTGCACTGAACTGCCCAACTGGACTATATTTGCAAGAGATCAAGTTTCATGGTCAGGCAACTTTGTATTCTATGAATCGAGAACATAATGGCATTTGATCTCTCTGGTTATCCCGCAATTGAAACAGCATTATTTGTGCGAATTGATGTGCCTGATTTTGAAATCTTAAGGTTCAGCAACTTCAACAGACCCTACACCATTGATGGGGAAACATACACAGCCCTGGGCACCTTGCTCAGTATCAGTGACAGCCAAAGTGAACTAAGAACCACACCTGGTGAACTCAGCATTGTAATATCGGGCATACCCAATACCACCATTGGCAACTTCTTGAATCAAAAGATACGTGGCAGTGCTGTGGAAGCCTATCGAGTGTTGTTTGACACAGACTCACAGGTGCTGGCCATTGCCAACAATCCCACAGGACGCTTTCAAGGCATTGTGGACAATTTCTCAATTGAAGAAGAATTTGATTCAGCATCACAGGCCGCATCAAGCACTGTGCTCATAACCTGCAACAGCACAGTGGAACTGTTGAGCAACAAGACCAGTGGTCGCAGAACCAATCCCATAGATCAAAAGGCCCTGTATCCCACTGATCTCAGCATGGATAGAGTTCTCAAATTGAGCAAGGCCAATCTTAACTGGGGAGCACCTGCATGAGTTTTTTAGATGACATTGTGGATTTTGCCGGCGGCATTCTCAGCAGCAACGGCATTGGTGCCAACTTGGCCAAGACTGCATTACTAGGCTATGGACTCAGCAAAGTCACTGCCAGTGTCAACAGAGACAATGCCAAGCCTGAAACAGCCAGAAACAACACGCAACCTGATCCTGGAGTGCGACTGCAGGTCAACCCGGATCCCTCACACAAGATACCTGTGCTGTATGGCACAGCCTACACTGGTGCCATTGTGACTGATGCAGTGCTTGCAGATTCAAATCAAACCCTGTATACTGTGTTTACTATCTGCGAAACAACAGGCGTGAAACTCAGTGACACTTTACAAAGCACTATCTCTTTCAATACCATCTACATGAATGATCAACGACTGATATTCAAAGCAGATGGTGTCACAGTGGATTACTCAGTGGATCGAGAAGGCAATGTGGACCGTAGCCTGGATGGCTTGATGACAGTGAGATGTTATTCAGGCGGCAGTGCCAGCACCTACAATGTGGCTCCCACTGGCTATTCTATCACACCTGTGAATGCTTATAGTTTTGTGCCCAATTGGACGTCAAATTACACCATGAATGATCTTGTGTTTGCCTGTGTGAAAATGACCTACTCAAGTGCAAAGAATCTTACCGCAATACCCACAATGAGATTTCAACTTACCAACTCAATGACCATGCCTGGTGATGTGATGTATGACTACATGACCAACACCCGCTACGGATGTGGCATAGATCCTGCGGAGATTTACAGTGCCTAATACCCTAGCCCAACTCAACTCGTTCAGCAATCAAAGTTATGCCTTTGAAGATCAACGTGCTTACTCAATCTCATTCAGTGCCAACGCCACCACAAATCAAAATGTGACCACAAGTGAGGATTCGGCTTTTACCAGTCCTGTGGGCATCAACATTACCAGTGTTGTGAGTCAGCCAGGCAACATCACCTACAACGTCGACACCAGCAACATTGCTGGCAATGCCATCTTGACCTGGCCCACATTGCCCAGTTCAGTAAGCAGTAGCAGTCCCGCCACAGGTGTGTATCGAGTGACTGGCATCATGGACAATGTGATATGGGATCAGATCCGGAATCCCACAATTATTGCCAAGGATCAGGCTGCAAACTTTGTGTATTCAGCCAACATTCAATACCCCAGCACAGCCAACACAGCATTGACCAATACTTGGTCTTGGACCAATAGTGTGACCATCAGCAACACACACAGTGAACTGTCAAATGCCACTGACTTCACCTATGATGAGGACACAGCAAAGACCATACCTGGCACACCCACTATTACAGATGCTTATTCAGGTCCTCTCTCACATACCCTGGTGATCACTCCCAATGTGGCCAATGCTGTGTTTACTCTCAGCATGGCGGGCAATACCAGTCTCGATCCTGTGACCAAGGTTCTAACCATTGTGGATAGCAAGGCCAATATCAACACAGGCCTAGGCAACTTATGGTTGGTGCCAGCCCCAGACTATGATCTAAATTTCTCATTAAATTACAGCTTGACCAATCCTGTTAGCAATCTAAACACACAGGTCAATCAGGCAGCAAACATTGCCAATACCAATCAAGAATGGGCCAACACCTCGGTTGCTAGAACTTATGAGATCAATACTGAAAATTATTTGTTTGCCAACACAGTGCCCGAGATTTTGGAAACTGTGTCTGGTGCAACCTACACAGTGGGTCTCACACTCAACAGCAACATTGGTATCATAACAACCAATACATACGCCAGCCCAACAGGTTGGAGCACTGGTAATCTAACTTTCACCACAACTGGCAACAAAGCCACTGTGAATTCAACCATGGGCAATATTAAATTTTTCCCCACAGGCAATATTACCAGCAGCACCACAGTAGCATTCTCAAGTGCAAGACCTAGCGGCCCAGCATTCACAGACACATTTGCTCTGAACAATTCACCAATTGGAAATGTTTTTAATTTTAGTGCCACCAATACCTATGATGAAAATACACTCAAGACCATTCTTGGCAATACCATAACTGATGCCACGGGTCTGAATACCACATACACTGTGAGTCTACAACAGCTTAGTGGCAACACAGGCCAATGGTATGTGAATGGAAACTTAGTGGGCAATGCCACCAGTGCCTATGTCATAAGCAACAGTCAAGCAAACATTAATTCAGCCAACTTACAATATCTTCCAGCCATAAACAATCAAGGCAACGTGACTATTTTGTATAACCAAGTCAAAACAAATTATCTTGGTAATGTCACACAGGCCAATGTGTCAGCAGTCTACAGTCTTGGTAATGCCAGCAGTTATGTTACTAATATGATTTCAAGATCATACACAGGAAATGCAACCAATAGTATTTTCTCAAGTTCTACACCCACAATCTCTGATGGTAGCAACGTTGGACAAACATACACTATTAGCCTGACCAGTCCTGTTGGTAAGTTTGGCAACAGTCAAAGCAATGCTATTGCTGCCAACAGTTATAGTTTTACTGGTAATATCACACAAATCAATAGTGAATTTACCAATATGAAATTTGTGCCCAACTACGGGGTTGCTGCCGGCAACAGCACATTCAACTACACACAAATTAGAAGTGGCATCACACAACTTAACAGCAATGTGGTGCTGACAGGAACAGCAAATAATCTAAGCAGCATCACAAAAGAATATGTCACAGCTACCTCAGACAAAACACTCACACCAACTTTTGTTCAATACTACTGGCAGCGAGCCAATATATTAGTGGCAGGCGGTGGTGGTGGTGGCGGTCCAGGATTTGGTGGTGGCGGTGGTGGTGGCGGTGGTGGCGGCGAAGTTAACTCTTATTCAGCTGTTCAATTACCTGTTGAATTGCTAACAATAAACATTGGTGCCGGCGGAGCAGGTGGTGTATTTTCTACCAACAGTCCGGGCAGTTCTGGAGCACAATCTAATATAGTTGGCAATTTAAGTGGTATTCTTGCATACACTGGTTCTGGCGGCGGTGGTGGCTTTCCTAATAATTCTAGCCCCGGTGGCGGAACCAGCGGAAATGGTTTCACTGGTGGGTATAACAGTGCCCTGTCCGGTGGTGGTGGTGGTGGTGCAAGTGCCATTGGTGGCAATGCCAGCGGCTCTACAAAAGGTGCTGGTGGTGCTGGTATCTATTCAGCAATGAGTGGCAGCAATATTGCATATGCCAATGGCGGTCAGGGCGGAAATGCTCTCAGCGGTGGCACAACTAGTTCAACTTATGGTGGCGGTGGTGGCGGCGGGGCCGGACAGATTGGCAGCAAAGATGGCAATGTTGGAACAGCCGGCAGTGTTGTTATTGTGATAACTTAAAGGAAACATCATGTCCGGAACAAGCGTTTTACCCTATAGATACAGAATCAACGGTGTGTTGTCAACAGACAAGACCGTGATGCAAAACATGGAAATGATTACTGGTGCGGCTCAGTCCTGGTTGACCTATGACATCAACCTGGGCAAATGGGCCGTGGTCATAAACGAGCCAGGCACATCAACTGTGAGTTTTACGGACTCAAACATTGTGGGTCCTATCTCAGTGCAAGGCACTGGTCTGCGTGAACTCTACAACACAGTGAGAGTGGAGTTTCCGCACGTGGATCTTGCAGACGAACCAGACTACATTGAGGATACCATACCAGAAGTGGACCGCAATGCCAATGAGCCAGACAACACCTTGGTGATCAACCTGGATCTAATCAATGATCCTGTGATGGCTGAAAGTCTGGGCATTGTTGAACTCAAACAAAGTCGTGTGGATCGTGTGATTCGATTCACAACAGATTACACACATTTAGGTATCAAAGCCGGCGATTTGATTGACGTTACCAACTCAGTGCTGGGCTACACCA